GGCGCGGCTCCTTGGGTCGTCCTTCCTGATCCTGCGGAAGCCCGTCCCACTGGATCTTGTCGGCCAACTCCTCGAGCAGAGCGGCCGTGACGGCAGCATCGGCCGCGGCGTCCGGCCCGACGAATCGGCCCCGGAGATCGAGCCCGACGACAGGCGCTGGGCCGGGGGCGGGAGCAGGCGGCGTTCCAGATTCACGAATTGCGAACGCGATCATCCCGCCGGCGGCGAGGATCGCCAGGAGGGTCAGCGGGTGCGGGCCTGCCACCGGGGCGGCCTTGGGCAGCAGCGGTGCCGGGAGCGGCGACAGCGGCGGCAGGCTTTCCGGTACGGGCTGGCGCGTCCACAGCAGGTAGGCCACCGCGGCGGCGGCGAGGACCAGGGCGGTCGTCATGAGACGGGCTCCGGGGCAGCGGCGCGGGTCAGGGCGAGGATCTGCTCCAGAGCGCCGCCGGCAGCTGCCAGCACCAGGGCCCGAACGGCAGGCCGGGCCAGGGTCCAGAATGGCTGGAGGTAGAGCGGGACCGCGAAACCGGCGACGGTGTCGAACAGGTTGCCGATCACGCCGAGGGCCCATGCCTTCTTCGCCGGGCCATCGGCCGGAATCTCCTCGAGGCCGGTGACGGCCAGGCGGAGGAGCTCGACGACGAGGCTCCCGAACTCTGCCACGGTCAGACCGTTGGCGGCCTTGAGCCGGGCGCTTGCGACGAAGGCCAGGCAGGCGGCGGTGAGCTTCTGTTCCGGGTTCATCTCTTGCGTCTCCACAGGTCACGGGCCGGAACCGCCACGCGGGCAGCTGCCCCGCAGGTGCATCGCAGATACTGGACCGCGGACTCCCCCGACCGCTTCGAGGTGCGGACTCTCATTCGTTCCCCGCATCGGCAACGGTGGTCAGATGCCACGGGCTTTCATCCTCGCGAGGGCGGAAGCCGCTCGGGCCCCGATCAGCGCGTCGAGCTTCTTCCGATCGGCGGCGGCCTTGCGGATCGCGTCGGCCTGGTCGTCGGCTTCACGCTCGACGATCTGCCGGCGCTCGGCCTCGGTGAGGTTGGCGGCGGCGAACAGGTCGCGCCGGCGGAGGGCGACAGTGGATCGGGGGTAGGCGGGGCGGGTCACCACCGAAACGTCGTAGAGGCCCGACACGCGGTGGATGGTGCGGGTGATGTTGCCACGCTCGTCGGTGGCCCACGATTCATGCTTCGGGTCGGCCTTGACCGTGAAGGCAAACGAGGATCCGGCGACGTATCCGCCCCGGATCAGCGTCAGGTACTCGTCGACACGGCCCGACGGCTGGGGCGGGCGGCCTCGGTAGTCGAGCCCCTTGTCTCCCTCGACCAGGTCGAGCGTCTTGTTTTTCGTCCGTGCGAGCGGGAAGGACTCGTCGTGATTCCACGCGAGGACGACGTCGAGGGATCGGCTCTTGAGGACATCAGCGAAGGCCCCGCGGTCGAACTTCTCCCGGAAGCCGAGATCCTCCGACCAGGAGTCCCACGGGGGGGCCATGCCAGAGATCGTCGGCGGGCCGTCCTCGCGCTCTTCCACGCCGACCGGGGCGAGGTCTGCCACGAGGAACCGCGTCTCGATCTCGTCGCCTTCGGCGTCATGCGTCCGGTATTCGATGCTCATGTGGTCCCCCTTGCGCCGGCGACAATGGTGGCCGCGGAATCGGACAGGGTCGGGTAGGCCGCAGCAATGACGGCCTCGGCCGCAGGGGCGGCCAGCGTCCCCGCGGAGACGGCGGCCAGGACGGCCAGAAGGCTGGAGACCTGGGCCTCGGAGAGGGAGGAGTCGGCCGCCTCACGGAGCGGGACGAAGCCAGACTGGATGTAGGTTTCCTTCGCGGCGGGCTCGTCGAGCTCGGGGAAGTCCTCCAAATCGCGCATCTCCGCCGGGGTCATCGCGCCCCATTTGGCCAAGACGTCATAGAGGGCCCCGCGGGCGGCGCTGTCACCGCGGAGCAGGCCGCGGTTGTCCACCCGATACCGACAGCCGGCGTACTGCGGGCCGCTGACCACCGGGGAAAGGATGGTGCGGTTCACCGCTCCTTCGAGCCTCATCTCCCAGGGGGTGAGACACCACACCTGGGCCGACAGATGCTCTTGCTCCGTGGTGGCGTACTTCATCGCCTCACGGACTCCGACGAGGGAGCCGGGAACGCCGTAGATCGTGGCGCATTCCGCGGTCACATCCCGCCGAAGTTGGCTGAACTCCGAGGCCTCGTTGCTGTTGCTCTCGATCGCGACCAGCTTGGATTTCTTGGGCAGGATCGCGGCCCCGCCGCGGTTCCTGGAGCCGCCGTAGATCTCCCGCCACTGCTGACGGAAGGCGTCGATCGCCGGCTGGTTCAGGGTCTCTTCGGTCTCGATGACGATGTCGGGCCGGGCCCCGTTGCTCCAAAAAGCCCGGGCGGCGATGTCGAGCTCTCGCGCCAGGGCAACGCTCGTGTTGCAAAGCGTCGAGGGAACCAAGCCCCGGATCCCGTTATCCGAAATCCAGCGAACGTGCAGGATCTCGTCCTGGCTGAAGTTCACCCAGCCGGTCTGGCCCTGCGGCCCGGAGCCGTTGGGGTACAGGTAGCGGTAGCCGATCGACCCATCGGACATTCGCCGCGGGTCCATCCGGCTGGGGTGGAGGAGCTCGAGGGCGGAGCAGAAGCCACCGTCGACACCGGGAACGATGCGGGAATACCCGTTGCCCCACAAGGCCGTGTGATAGATCGTCGATTCGATCCATTCGTACAGGGACTGGGTCGAGTTGGGCCGGTCGGTGAGAACGGAATAGCAGGGGAGGTCGACGGCCGCAGACTTCCGCCCGTCGGGCGTGGTGCGGATCACCCGCGGCGGCATCGAGGCCACGGCCTGACTCAGGAACCGCACACACGACAGGATTGCCGTGGTGCGGACGGCAACCTCGGGCGTCACCGCGTCCGGGCTGATCCACGCCGACCAGGGCCCGGAGCCATCGGACAGACCGCGGAGCTCCACCGCCGGGGGCGTGGGCTGGGGCCGGGATCGCGCGAACGGAATGAGGTCGAATAGTCCCATGTCGCCATCGGACAGGGCGGGCCCGTGGCGGTGAAGTTCAGAGGGCCGTGAGGGCGAACTCCCCGCCCTCGGGCTCGGCGTCGGTGGAGGCCAGGGCGAGGGCGTTGATCAGGGCGAAGATCGGGTCGACCTTCTCGGAAGACTTCGCCTTGTCGGGGCGGATGTTGCCGTTCATGTCCTCCCAAATACAGACGTTGTTCGATGCCCAGGACATGATCGGGGAGCGGTAGCGCAGTCGGCCGGTCTTCACGAGGTCTTCGAGCATCTTGGCGGGGCCGGTCAGGTAGCCGATCGACTGCCTGACCTTGTGGACATCGAGCCCGTCGGCCTGCATCCGCGTGGCGATCCAGTCGAGGTGCCACGGATCACCACCGACCCCGCGGCACTCGTGGCCCTCGAGAAAAGCCATGATGTCGGAATGGACTCGCTCCTGGTCGATCCGGCTCCCCTCGGTGACGCGGAGCCAGCCATCCCGCACCCAGGAGGAATACGGGACGTTGTCCCGCTTCTCGCGCTCGATCATTCCTTCCTCGGGCACCCATGCCAGGAGCTCGGCGTCGAAGGAGCCATCGGGGGAGCGGAACAGAAACACCGCGGCCGTGAGATCGTCGTGATCGGCCAGGTCGAGCCCGACCCAACAAGAGCGGCCGTCGAGGGGCTCGACCGGATCGGCTTGGCATTTGGTGAACTCGTCCCCGTGCCACCATCTGGCGTCTTTCTCCGTCCAGCAGTTCAAGGAATAACGGAGCCAGCGGCCCATCTTCCGCGGGTCGGTCAAGGCGTCCTGGTAGTCGGCGGCGAACTCATCCTCCTGGAACGTGACACCCATCGACGGGTTAGCTTCGCGCCACACGGCGGGATCCCCGAACCCTCGCGGATCCTCCGGGTCGGCCGCATAGATCACCCCGAGGAAAGACGGGTTGGACTTCGGGTCGGCCAGGACGAGCTCGGCGTCCCGCCACCACTGGTAGCCAACGCTGTTCCGGTTGTCTCCAGCCGTCGAGATTGCCAGGATCACGCCGTTGGGCGTGGCGCGCGTGGCGTAGGTCAGGGCGCTGATCAGCTGATCGGACTTGTGGGCGTGGATCTCGTCGATGATCACGCTGCCGTTCAAGCCTTCGTTCCGGTATGCGTCGGCCGACAAACACCGCAAGACGTTCCCGTGATCGCGGTT